TCTTGCAGCCTTTAAGTATCTTTTCCGCTTTCTTGGGTCCGATTCCTTTGAGGCCAGGAATGTTATCAACACGATCACCAGTCAGCACTTGTGTATAGAAGTTATACAATGTCTCGTCTTCGTCAACCCAAACCTTTTCATTGCGCTTCATATTGTAGTGCCAGCCTCGGATCATGTTTAGATCTTTGTCTGTGGTACAAATAACATAGTCTTCCGGTTCCATCGAATAAGCAGAGATGCCTATTGCGTCATCAGCCTCCTGATACTGCTCAATCTCAAACTTCCAAGCAGAGTTAAGATATTGACGCAATAAACCCAAGTGCTTGGGTTTCTCTTGTGTTCTGGTTCCTTTGTAAGGCTTTGTCTTTGCTAGCTGGATACGAAAGTTCTGATGGCCTGTAAGCCAACCATTAGCATCGTCACAACCAGCATGAACATAGACAAGTTCTTCAATGTATTCAGAGCACTTGCTGAGGGCTGTTTTATCGTCATAGTCCTCACAACCAGCAGCGAGGGTATAGGCGACAATATCGCCATCAACAAGTGCGATCACGGCTTAGACTCGTGCGATTGAGTAACCGAGTTGTCCGTGAATACGGCTCAGTCCCTTGCTTCGCAGATACTTACGCAGTGCATTGCGAGCCTGCTCATACTTCGTCAGTCCCGAAAATGCTTTGAGTGACAGCTTTTTACCATTAAATCGAACAACGTACATAATTATCCTTTCGGTTATGTTTACAGAACTTCATCAAGTGCTTCTTCAGTCGCTTGGCCTTCTTCGTAAGCAACCAAAGAATCAATCACCAACTTAGTCGCAGACGGGGAGATGCCTTTCTTGTTCTTCCACGCCCACTCGTAAGTACCAACTATAGCCGTAGCTACAGATCCGTTGCCAACGGGAGTATTCTCAAGACTATTCCCAGTGGCATCGAATACTTTAATAGGCACTGTGCTCTTGCAAGTAATGAAGAAGCCTTTCTCTGGCTTGTCTTCACGCTTGCGAACCTCAATGCCAAGACCCTCAAGAGCCTTCACTGCGTTATCAGACAGATTGCATAAGTCTACCTGATATTTAGCGGACATCTCGTTAGGTTTGTTGTGAAAGCACCACATAATCGTGGCTTTAACCTTCACTGGTTTTGCTAGGTCGTTCATTTAATTATCTCCTTTAAGGTTAATGAACACTGGTTTCATCCTGCTTGCCTTGTGCTTGAACCACCATCATAGCAGCAGTCTCTAAAATGTCAAGTATCTCATCGTAGTCATCTGATAAGTCCAGAGAATACGCTAAATGTACCTGACCGTCAACTACAGCAATCATAATTGCTGAGTCTGGTTCCTCAAAATCTGTTAGTGAGTCTGACACCAATTATCCCCTATCTTGTACTCCCCATCAAGGGGACACCGCATCTTCAATAGTACACCAGCTTTGCGTATGCTGTCAACTGCTAACTGGCCTACCTTCTGTGCCTGCTCTGCCTTGGCCTCAATCTGGAACTCATCGTGCACATTAGCAACGAAGTGTGCATCTAACTTGTGCCGCCTAAGTTCAGTGTCGAGCAAGACCAGAGCCTTCTTCATTACTATCGCACCAGCACTCTGCAGTAGCGTGTTAAGTGCTGCGTGTGCGGAACGGATGTGTAGTTTCCTACCGTCAAGACCTGGTAGCGTGCCTTGTACCGATAGCTGGTCAACCTTGTCTCGAAGTCTTTTGAGGCTCGGCGTGTTCCGAAGAAAATTATCGATGAGTTTCTGACCCCGCACCGCCGAACCACCAACAATTTTCCCGATTTTGGCAGGCCCTGCGCCATAGAGTAAAGCATAAATGAATGTCTTGGCTTGCGCCCTAGTTTCAAGACCTGCCGCAGTCTGGTTTTTTGTATGGATGTCACCTTCAACGATTTCTCTAGCATAGTTCTCATCTTTCATATAGTGCGCCAACATCCGCAACTCTAGCGATGCAGCATCGACACCAACCAATTTGTAGCCTTCAGACACCGTAAACAACTCCCTGCACTCAGCGCCGTACTCTGAACCCACCGATGGAACCTGAGCCATATTAGGACTGTGGTGAGTCATTCGTCCCGTGACTGCTCCGTTGGTGATGACCTTACCGTGAACCCTGTGGCTGTCAGATACACTTTCAATCCATGATTCAACCATAGCCACCCTCTTCTGAATGAGTAAGTATTCGGCGATGGCCTTTGCTTCTGGTATATCAACTCCTGCCAGAGTAGACTCATCAACGATTACTTGGCCTTTTTCTGTGTGCTTCTTCGGTTGCCAGCCTTTTTCGATGAGGCGCTTGGCGATCTGCTGCCTTGAGCCTGGGTTAAAGACTTCGACATGATCTTTGAGTCTCTTTCCTGTTTTTTCACTAATTCGCTCGGTAACGATTGGCGGAAAGATGCCATGTAGGGATGCCTCAATTGCAGCCATCTTATCTTTAAGGCTTGCCAGAAGCACCATACCTTTAGGCAGATCAAATCTAAAACCATGGCGCTCTTGTCTAGCAATGATGATTGCGACTTGGTGCTCAAGTTCGATGCTTTCTTCTGAGAATCCATATTGCTCTTGCTCCTTTAATAAAGCATTGTACACTTTTTCCAACACTTCGACATCGCGGATGCAGTACTCTTCCATCTCTGCAGTGTAGCCGCCATCAAAGTCTTTGAAGTCAATCTTTTCTGTCCCCAGTCTTGTTGCCCACGCTGCGAGGCTGTGTCCGTTTTCGCGGTTTGGACTCATCAGCCTTGACATGACTAGGGTGTCTACGCACATCGATGCTTTGATCTTCGTATTCCATAGCCTGTTCAAGATCGGGTAATCGAAGAAGATTCCGTTGTGCGCTACCACTAACGGATTGTCCTCTAATACTTTTAATAAAGTGTCGGCCTTGCGATGACATTCAACCACTCCGCTTCTTTGATCCTTTGTTACGCACAACCAGATCTGGCTGGCTTGGCTGTTCGTTTCTATGTCCAGGAACACTACCCGCCTCTGTCCATCGGTTTTCATCTTCTGCCTTTTTCAGAATAGTACCGTCATCCATAAGTACATACATCGTCATTACACCATTCTTATTGATCACTGTCGAGACACTAACTGGATTCATTATGTGACCTCAAATTCATCAGTTCATTTTCTAATCTATCCATCCGTGCCCTCATCATAGCATTTTCACGCTCAAGTTCTGCACAGTAGGCAGAGACATAATCATCAAGCTGCTCTTTTGTTTTGATGTAGTCTAGTGGATTCCAAGGTGTTAATTCTACTTCATAGGGGACACCACTAACCCTCGGCATATGACCTCCATAGTGCGAAGATAATAACAAATAAAAGAAATAGAACGAAAATGGCTGCATCTTGGGCGTGCAGATGCGCTAACTTCTCAACCCAGTGTTGTTTCATTTTGTCGCCATCAAGTATAAACCAATGTTAGAAAAGGCGTAGCCACCATATACGACTAACATTGCCGTGTTTCCTTTGATACCTTGTTCAACAGCAATGTAGCCATATATGAGGCCAGTCACAATGATTAAAAACGAACTCATGCGGCCTTTTTCAGTGTTTCGATAGACTTCTCAAGTGTCTTGACAACTAGGTCACGCTGCTGCTCATACAGCTTGTCAAAGCCTTTTGAGGAAGACCGAATGTCAATAAACTCTTTGACGATGTCCTTCATCGAAAACTTCTGATTGACGATAGGGTCATCGCCGTTGGCTAGGAAGATTGAGCACTCCAGGTAGCCATCGTCATCAAAGCCGATGTAGTTATCCAATTTTAGTTTCACTTCCGACTGTTTCATAGAACTCTCCAATATTGATTAAGGTTTTTCTTGCCTGCTCACGGATTTCCTGAGTAACTGCCCATCCAAAGTATTCAGGATGTAACAGTTCCCTCAGAAACTTTACACAGACCTTGACTCGCGCCTCTTCGTCATCACGCTGCTGTTTGAGGATAGCGACTTCTTCCTCAAGCAAGTCAATTTCTTTGTGTTTATCTTCAATGTAGGCCTGCATCTTTGCATTAGACCAGTATTCAATCATTTTAATCCCCTGATGATGGATGCCACAAATGCAATTATACCGATGATTACTGGTGATGTCATAATGAGGCCTCATTGATCTCTGTCATACGACCAGTGTATTTGTCATAGAGCACGGCACAGGCTTTACCAGTCTCGCCACTGTAACGATTCTTAATCACTCGCACTCTAGTAGTATTCCTTTCTATTGGGTCCTCATGTTGGGCGGCGCGTTCGAGGCCTAACACCATATCTGCCAATTGTCCAATGCTACCAGATCCTCGTAACTGGTTCAAGGATGTCGCTGCACCTTCCTCGTGGCCTTTGCCATCAGGTCTGCGTAGGTGTGATACAACAAAGAGGGACACACCAGTCTCTTGCACGATCATCCGCAGCTTTGTCATGATCTCATCCAAGGCTTTGCGTTCATCGTTGTGTCCTTGATCTGACACCACAATCGACACATGGTCTAGGAGAATATAACGGCAATCAAGCCCACGAGCAAAGTAGCGAACCCTAGAGATAATGTTATCGATAGCAGTGCTACCAAAACAATCATAAAAATAGAGTCTACCAGATCCGAGCGTTTTGTCAAATGCCTCTTTCTTGTCTCTATCATCTGCTTCCACCTCTGATAAGTGTAATGGTTTGTTGATCGCCAGCGACATCAGCGACAGTGCGGTGCGCTTAACCGACTCTTCCAAGAACATGATGCCGATGTTCTCTTGTGTCTCACGCAGTAACTGCCAAACAATTTCACGCATGAATTGCGACTTGCCAAGGCCGGAGCCAGCAGTGACCACCACCATCTCTTGCTGCCTGATGCCGCCTGTCATGCCATTTAGGCCGACATAGGGATAGTGTGCCTGTGCCTTCGGTAGCGGCTGCATGACCAATTCCAGCAGGTCTGAGCCAGCGATAATGCCATCAGGCACATACTGCTCTGCTGCCCACCACGCCTTTACAAAGTCTGCACCTTTGTTGTCTTTAAGATAGTCGCAAGCATCTTTGTAGCCATCGCCAAACTTGACGATCTTGACCTTGCTGCCGAATAACTCAGAGACACCATTAGCGGCCTCGCGGCCAGGTTCATCAGCATCGAAGGCTAACACAATAGTCTCAAAGCTGTCAAGCCATTCATACTGAGCTTGACAGTCCTTGACTGCTGACTGTGCACCATTCTTGATGGACACCACAGGATACTTTGATCCCATCATCTGATACGCCGCCAGTGCATCTAACTCGCCTTCGACCACAGTGACATAGCGGCCACCTTTGTTCCACATCGCTTGTCCGAACAAGAGCGCATCTTTTATATTGCCTTGCGATCTGAATTGCTTATTAGGGACAGATCTAATCTTATAAGCAATGTCGTTACCGCTGCCATCAGTGTAAGGATAATAGTGATCTGTCTCTGTCTGCCTGACACCATAGGCTTCACAGGTGGCTTTGGTGATACCACGATCAGGTATCGATAGGAACTGCCCAGTAATG